TCTTTTAGTTCTGGAGTTTGTATCTCATTTTTAATAATTCTTTCCAGTCTAAGTCTTTCATCTACTGCATTTGTAGGTGTGTTATCTTCAGGAATAGGTAGGTTATCCTCTTCCATTTATCTACCTAATAATTTAAGTGCAGCTTCTATTCCTTCACTTAGTGTAGGTTTAGGAACAACGCTGTTAACTGGTGTATGACCAGCAGCTTTTTTTTGTTTATTAACTTGTGCTTCTAACATTTGTTTTACTCTTGCATAAGACTGTGCTTGTGATTGATTTACAAATTGCATCTGTGCTGCTACTGGAACTTGTGATTGAAATTCTTGCATTTTATTTTCTGGTATTGTAACTTGTTTTTTATCTTGTGTTGAACTAAGTGGTAAAGAATATGGAACAAATCCTTCTTCTGGAACTGGTATTCCTCTATCTTCATCTATCTCTTCCATAGTATTTAATTCTGAATTTAATCTTCTTTCTAATCCTGGATAATCTATTCTATCTTGTTTTGAAATAGTATTTTGCCAAGCTGTTTTAATAGCTTCTATATCTCCACTTTCTACTGTCTTGTAAAGTTTTTTTGATTTAACATTATTTGGTCTATTGAATGTAGCAATAACCATTCCATCAAATTGTCCTTGTGTAAATGTAACACCATAGTTTTTCATTCTTTGATTAACTATTCTTACTGCTTCAGCTATATCTTCTTCAAGTAAAGATAATGCTTCTTCTTCAGTAATTGTATCTCCTAGTTTAAACTTCTTACCACCACTTAAATTACTATGCCCATATCCAATAGATACAGATGTACCATCTTGATATGCTTCAAGTTGTAAAGTTTCTTCAGATTTTATTATGTCTATAGCAATATCTGATGCTTCCATTAACCTCTCCTCATAACTGATTGTGCTTCTGCAGATTTAAGACCTGCTAAATTTCTGTTCATTCTATAAAATGTATCATCTTCTATATCAGCTTGTCTTTGTAATTCTTCTCTTGGTTTAAACACTTCGTCTAATACTTCTTGCCCACCTTCTGTAAGTATTCCAACATCTGGTTCTTCTGCAGGTGTTCCTGCTAGTTGTGTAGCTTGACCTGTTAATGGGTCATAAGAAAGTGTTGGTGCAGTACCTGCTCCTAATCCTGAAAGTGAACCTTTAAATTCTTCTACTGGTCCTTCAAGTAATTTAGCTGTTATATATTTTTTTTCATAATCTGATAGTGGAGCACCCTTTCTAGTTTCTGCTTTAGTTTTTATATCTGCAACATATTCATTCAATGCTTCATCACCAAATGTATATACGCCTGATGCAGCAGATGCTTGTGTAGCTTGTGCTGAATTAGCTAATAATTTAGCAGCAGAACTCCATGACATCTGTCCTCCATTATTCATACTAAATGTCATAGCTGCTTTTATTCCTTTTAAAAACTCATCATCAATATCAGCACCTATTGTTTTAGTTAAATCAATTAAACCAGCAGCAGCTAATATATTTTTAGCTTGAACTCTTAGATAAGGAGTTAATTGTCTTGCTTGTGCTCCTATATCTGTAGGAAAATATATATACTTAAATGCAGTTCCTGTTCCTAGTATTCTTCTTCTGTCTGCTTGGTATTCATCATTAGTTAAAAAATCTTCTGCAGTTACATATCTATATAATGGACCTTCTGCTGGGTCTGTAAATTCTGTTGGTAATTCATACTCTCTTAAAAATCCATTACCTAATGGTGTTTTTGTACTTGCTTCTTGACCTGCAAGAATAGCATCATAAATAGTTCTTTCATCAGAATCTAAACCAGCACCACCACCTATACCTGTTCCACCTACTCCACCACCAAATGGGTCTCCTGGAACTGTAGTTGTCGTTGTACTTGTATCTGTATGTCCTGGTGTATGTGCCATATTAATCCTCTAATCCAAATTTTGTTAACTCGTAATTAAATACCTTTTCAAATATTACCAAAAATTTAGGGTTTTTTCTTCCTAATTGTTGTGCTTTAGTAAATAATTGTTCTCTAATTTGTTGTGCTTGTATTGATGGATTATTCTTTATCCAGTTCATAGCATCTTCATCACTAACATATAGCTTAGCTTTCTTTACTGAATTAATAGCTAATTGTCTTTCATTTAAATATTCTGCTATGTCATCTCTATTTTCAAACTTATCAAATCTTTTATCTTGAATAGCTCTTTGTAAATAATCTATAAGTACATCATTAGGTACTCCTGTTTCATAATCTGAACCTAATACTTTATTTAACTCTGCAGAATTACCATAAGCCATTGGAAACATCTCTGCTAAATCAGCATCAATAGCAGCAAACTTTGCTTTCTTTCTTGCAGTTCTTAGTGTTGCATCATTAGTACTATTATCTATAACTCTTGACCAGTAGTCTTTAGTTGCTGATTCAATAGCTGATGCAATAAATGTTTGTGTAGATAAATAAAACTCATCTGGTGTCTTTGGTCTAAACAAACCAAGATTACTAACATATCCTACACCACCATAATCTGTTGCTCCTTCGTCTAAACCTGGTGCAAACAATACAAGAACTGGACCATAATCTGCAGCTAGTTCTGGATTATCTAAAACAAATTCATACTCTGGTCTTGTTCTTGGTAAAATTCCACCTTCTGATACATTTTTACCTTTTATTTGTAAAGCAGTAGTAGTAAAACTTTCACCTAATGTTCTATTATCTAATCCTAATAATTTAGATATTTCTAATAAAGCGTAGAACTCTCCTTGTGGTCCTAATGACATAACATATTCATCTTTAATGTCTTGATAAAAAGCATGAATAACAGATAATTCAACAAAGTTATTCCAGATTAATCCTGTACCTTCACCTTCTTTTCCATACCATTCTTGAAATGCAACTTCATTTCCTTCTATTGCATAAAGAATAGATAGTCTAGGTGTAAGTGGATTAATAAATCTATCCCATGTTTTTAATTGGTAATAGTTTGTTGCTAATGTTAATGCAACTTCTTCTAGTGCTACAACATCATCTGATAAATCTGGTCTTACTAATGCTGCTACTTGATATGCTGTATCTATAGAAGATAACCATTGGTCCTCATCCATACCAGGTATGCCAAGGTTAGTAGCTATAACATTTAACATATTTTTTCCAACAGATGGCATAACAGTTTCTGCAAGTATTCCTGGAATATCACCTATTGATTCATATTTTGCAGATGTTAATTCATATCCACCAAATATATATTTTTCTAAATTTCTTTTTGCAACTGGTTTATTTTTAACAACTAATCCTGTTGGCAAAGCTATTGCTGGTCCAACTGGTGGGAATAAACCACCACCACCTACAAGTAAAGCTCCTAATGGTATTCCTCTTTTAGCAATTACACTAGACCCTTCAACAGACATATCATCAGTAAATGCACCTCTACCTTCAGATTTAACATAATCTTCAAATGGTGTACCACCAACTGGAACAATTAAGTATTGTTGATTATCTGGAGCTGTGTAAATAAAATTGTGTTCTAAACCTTTTCTATATCCAAATCCTAATTGAGCTACTGCTTTTGGATTAGCTAATGCTAAGTTATAATATCTACCTACAACTTCACGATATGCTTCAAAGAAAGCAAAACCTATTCTATATGCTTGTGAGAAATATCCTCGTTCTGTTAAGTTATACAACAATCTAGCATGTAATTCATAAGCATACTCTACAGCTCTTTCATGCAAATCTTCCATAGACATAACTCTTGGAGTAGATGCAGATTTAATATCTGATAAATCTAACATTGATTGATAATCACCACTAAACACTCTGTCCATAATTGGATTAGTTTGTGGTTTTAATATCTGAACAACTCCAGCTTTTTTATCTACAATAGCTTTTATACCTGCTGATTCTAAAACATTATTAGCAATAACTGCAGCTTCTGAACTAGATTTAGTAATAGCTTTACCTGCTGGTAATATTTTCTTTTGACTACCAATTAATAAATCTTGCCCTGCTCTTCTTATAACATCAAATGCACCTGGAGTATTGCTGTATATTGTCTCTACTCCTGTAGAAGATACATTAGCAATTCCTTTTTGATTTCCAATAATTGCTAAATATTGTGCTTTAGCTAATGCTTCATCTTTACCTTTAACAACATTTGCTGGAACACCTTTATTTATTTTTACACTAACATCCAAATATAATTTACCATCTTCTACCCAACCACCTAATACATGGTCTTGTTTACTTAATAATGATTTATTATCTTTTATAAATTTTTCTATTATCTCTCTAGTTACTGGAGTTTTAATTATAAGTTCTTTTGTTTTATATGGAGATAAATAATATCCAGGTACTCTTGTAAATTTCTTTCTACCTAAATCTAAACTCCAACCATCAGGATGTTCTGTTATATAAGCGTAAGCTCTGTCTATTGCATCTTCTAAATCTGCTTTCTTTCTTAAAATATTTCTTGATTCTTTTTTACCTATAACTCTATTTAATGTGGATATACCAACATCACTTTCTAATTTTCCTTGTGGATTTTTTCTTAATGAAGTTGTTTTACCTTTAGACAATTTAACCTTTAATCCTGTTACATTAGGTTCTTTTCCAGTAATTCCAAGTAAATCAAACAATTCTTGTTTAGTTATTGGTTTATCAAACTTACCTCTTGTTGTAGTTAAATACTCTATAGCGTCATCTACTAATGCTTCTGCGTCTACAGACTTATCTAAATATTTTGTTAACGAAGCAACTAAAGCATCTTTATTAGGAATTGCTCCATCTATAATTGCTTCATTTTTATTAATGTAAAAGTTATATACACCTATTGCATTACCATCATCACCTAATCTATAATCAGCAACTGCAGATTGTTTTTTAAATACTTTTAATTCTGTATTGTATAAATTTAAATCAAACTCTAAGACATCATTATTTACATCTATTCTTTTTAGTGATGTAACTTGTTTTTGTCCTTCTTTAGAATAAGCAATAATAGACAATGAATCACCATTATCAAATACTTTAATTGGAACTGTTCTTTCTGTTATTGCAGTATCTGGAGCAAGATTTTTAATTGCTTCATATTCTTTTTTAACAAGGTCAAATATATCATCACTTAAACTAATTGCAGACTCTGGGTCTAATTGTTCTTTTATTATTTTATTTAAACCAGTCTTTGTTGTAAAAGGTATACCACCTTCAACATAATGTTCGTATGCTTGTTTAAACACTGGCACTCTGATTAAATCTGATTCTATTTGTGCAGTAGCAAAGAACAAAGCATCAAAAAATTTCTGATATGTCTTTCTATCATCTATAGGTTCTTTAGCTTTTGGTACTTGATTTGGTAATAATTGTCTATTTCTTTGTACTAAAGTTTTAATTTTTGCATTATATATAGCTAGTGATTCTGGTGTCATAGAATCAATACTTCTTAAATCTACTCTTCCTACTCTTCCTGTAGATAATATATCTAATAACTCTGGTACTTTACCTGTGTAGTTATTAATTGTTTGTGTGTAATGTTTTGCAAGAGCAATATAATCTTCTGGTCTATTAACTAATGGTATTGTACCTTTAGCCCAAATGTTTCTTGATTGCATCATTTTATTTGCTTGTTCTATTATTTCTCTAATAGCAGGTGTTTCTTGATATATTTTTCCAATATCTTCGTAAGATAAATTCTTTTTCATTAATGCTGCTGTAATACCTGAAAGGTCATCATCTATAAATTCAAAAAAGTATTCTTGATATGCTTCAATATATTTAGCTGACAATTCAAAATCTAGTAACCCATCTGGAGTAGGAACATTCTTTTGACCAATTTTATTTATAAGTTCATATCCTGTATCAGGTATTCTTCTTCCAAATGTAAATGTTGGAGAAGCAGATGATAGTTCTGCTAATTCAGGAAACGCATATTGTGCATTATCTTGAAATACACCTAATGTTTTTCTAACAGATACAGGTAATTTATCATTTAATCCTTTAAGTTTTCCTTCAAACACAACTGGTCTAACTTTTTTGTATGGACCAACTAAAGATGTATCAGGAGTAATACCTAATGCTTTTGCTATAGCTCCCTGTGAATCATTAAATAAATATTTAAAAAATTGTGTAGGGCTTCTAAACATAGACCTAACACCTAAAAGAGAAGCTCTAATGTTTCCTTCTAACGCCAATTTAAATGGATAAGATAATCTAAATAACAATGCTAATGGATAAAATACAGACCTAACTGCACCAAATGTACCACGCTCAATAGCAGATAAACTATCTTCCTGTATTCTTTTAAACAAAAATCCTGGGTCATCTAAACCTTTAGCAATCTCTGCTATCTCTTTACCCATAGGTGTATTTTCATCCCAAAATGTTCCTGGTTTTCCTTCATCAAATGCTTTTCTAGCAGTTGCAAATACTTTTTCTATACCTTCTTGTTCAATTAATGTTTGTGCTCTTAGCCTTCTTCTTTGTGTTGTAGATTTAATTAAAGTTACAATATCTGGAACTTCTAATGTATAACCACTAAATTGATTTATTAAATCAATACTATGTCTAAT